TGAAGTGTTACCAACAACGAGACGTGAAGCTGTGTTACCAGCAGCTGAACCAGAGAAGGTTGTGTTAGCTTCGTTGAAGAGAGCTTCTGAACCACCCTGTGTGCTGTAACGTGAACGCATTGCGAAGATCAGGCCTGTTGGACCTGTCATTGGCTGAACGCCGCAGATATCGTATGCGATCAGGTTAGGCATTGAACGGCGAACAAGTGAGATCAGAACTGGATCGAAAGTATCGACCGAGCCGTCACCAGCTGTTGAAGAAGATGAACCCATTGAGTTGATTGGAGCAGCTTCGCCCAGAAGGCCTGGAGCGCGATAACCGCCTGAACCAAATCCGTCTTCGCGAGCAGCCTTCTCCTGGTTTTCCAGAAGCTGAGCAACTACGCTGCGCTTGTGTGTATCCTTGATGGGAGCCAGATCAGGATGTTCCAGGACTGGCTGCCACTTCTTCTGAATTGATTCGTTCAGAGATTCCATTTTACTATTTCTCCTAATTGTTTTTACTTTTTGATGCCGCGTGAAATTGCGGACATATAAGCAGCCATTTCAACTGGAACCTGCTTTTCAGTGACATCGTCACCCACTGGTTCCTCATCGAGAGTTACTTGTTCGTTCAAAGACCCGGCCGAAGCCTTTGTTGGGAAGTAGCTCTCACGAAGAGTAGCAATTTTCTTCTTATATGCGTCTGCACTTTCGAAGTCAACTGCTTCAGAAAGTGACTGCAGCTTTGCTACTTGCGTATCTGTCAGGCCTTCTGAAACTTCTGCGAACGCGAAATCACGTTCGAATTCCTTGAGCTTGTTTGAAAGCTCGATATTCTTTTCCATTTCTTCGTTGATTGCTGACTCAAGAGCTTCAACCTTATCAGCGAGTTCTTCAGCAACATCAACTGCTTCATCTGGAAGATCAATGTAGTGTTCTTCAAACAGACCCTTTAGACCTGTCATGAATGACTCAATGATTTCAGCCTTCAGACCACGTTCGATAGCAACAGCGTTTGATTCCATCCACTGTTCAACAACGTAGTCAAGATATGTGTCAACGCGCTCAACGAGTTCTTCGCTTACAGAAGAAACTTCTTCTGACAGAGAGTCGTCGAACTTGGCGTCAACAGCTTCGAGCTGTTCATTTACTTTTGAAAGAACGGCTGCTGTGTAAACTTCTGCAGCCTTAGTGATGAATTCTTCTGATACTTCCATACCAGCGAAAATAGCCTTAACGTCTTCTGAAACGTCAATATCTTCAGCTGTAAGGCGTGCAACGCGAGGAGCTACGTCTTCGCCGATTGAACGCTGCTTAGGATCAACAGAAGAACCCTGAGTTGGGTTTGACTTGTCACCCTTGAACTTGTCATACATTGCAGATACTTCTGCCTTCTTCATACCACCAAGAGCCTGAACCATTGAATTGATCATGCCTACCTTGGTATATGGCTTGATGCCTGAACCCTGTGTCATAGGACCAGACTTCTCACCCTGCTGGGCTACACCACCAGGAACTGATGCCTGAACTCCAGTAGGGTCGGCAATCTCAGCATTAACGCCGTAGCTCGCCTTTTTTGCTTCTTGCACGTCGAGCTTTTCGACGTTATTTTCCTGACCTGACATATTGATATTCTCCTCAGGGTTATTAGAAGATTCTTCTAGTTTATTTATAAAAATGGCGTAATTAGAGTTTCTTTAAGAAAGTATTGAAAGCACGTAGAAGAACTTCTTCATGGTTTTCCTTAGTGCCGTAACCTTCGTCGATACTCTTTTTGATTTGAGCAACTTCTTTTTCTACAAGAATGCCGTTGTCCCAAACCCACTCCTTGCCTTCCATGATTCCGTTAGCGAGAGCCTGCGGAGCTGATGGATCAGCAACGATATCAGCAGCTGTGGCAAGGTAGAAGTCGTTCTGAACTTCCATGATATCGCCTCTTTTTACTAGCGATCCCATGCCACGTGAAGAGAAACCAAGCTTGGCTCCTTCCTTCATCAGATTCTTTACGATGTTTCCGTATGGTGTATCCATGATCTTAGCGCGACCGACGAAGTTATCGCCATCCTGACGCAGTGACTTGATCATGTGAGATACGCGCTCAAGATTGATGGTTGGTCCTTGTGGATGACCAAGCTCACCATAAGCGCGATTCTGCTCAACGAACTCGCGATTGTAGCGAGCAACTTCGTTGGCTAAAGTTTGTGTAGGATAGATACGACCGTTCTTATTCTTGACGTTACCCTGCATGAGGATACCTTCAAGGAAAAACTGCTTTTCACCTGCTTCATTAGATTCTGTAATGATCTTGAGATCTTCGTTTACTTCGCAGATGAGTTTCATTAGTATTGCGAGCCTCCAGTAATTGAGGTCGTCTTATGCAACTTAAGAATAAGTGTTGCTGGACCTGTGCCTACTTTTGTTACTACAACGTTTGATGTTGCTTCTGCATCACCGTTATCAATTAGTCGCGAATCTGAAAGATCCATAACGTGCTGACCGTCTGTGAGAAGCAGGATAGTATTAGCTCCGCGCTGAATCTGCCAATGAACATTGTTACCGCAAGACCATTCAGCCGAAACGATATTCATGCGAGTAACAGTTTCGCCAGCCGAGTTAGCACCGATAGTTGCTGTTGCATGATTTCTTTTGATGAAACCACTGGCGTTGAATTTGGCGATTACCCAACCGCCTTTATTGTGTTTGTTGACAATACCTTCCGCAGCCATTATTCGTCCTCACCCATTACTTCTGCGACGAAGTCAAGGATACGCTCAAATGAATCAGCGCTTTCGTTGACGGCGGCTTTGAATACAACCTGATTACCTGTGTTCAGCTTATCAAATACTTCGTGAATTGAGTTATAGATATCTGAATTGATTTCGATGATATCACCGTTCATCAGTTCAATTTCCATAACGTCTTCGTCTGATTCATTGATAACTGGCGCATTGATAAATGCTGATTCTGAAAACGCAGGAGCGCTAACAGAAGAAGCAGCTGTCTTTACAGGTTTCATGTCGCCTTGTGTTTTATCAGCGCGAGTCATAGGAGTCTTACTTCCCTTGAAACCAGACTTATCAGCGAGCTTAGATGTGCCCTGCTGAATAGGAGAACGATCACCGTTCTCTGGTTGATGTTCAGCTTGACCTTTATTTTCTGCGCCAGCACCCTTTACAGGATAGTCTGTTACGTTACGAGTATGCGCGTCGTAAAAATCTTGTTCGCCCTGAGCGCGTGGGCGGAGAGCTTTAGCTTCTGGGTTTTCTTCCTTAGCGATAGCTTCACGCAGTTGCTTGAACGTCTTCATCAGTTTCGATCTCCTCTGCGGAAACTTCTTGAGTGTTGAACATGTTAGATGCAATCTCTACTTTTTTCAGCTCGAGGGCATCTTCGATTTTAGCAGCTAAAGCAGAATTGATAGCGTCGCGGAATCCGGCGGCGTCTTGTTCTGCAGCGGCTTGAATAGCGGTGTAAATCTGTTCCATAGTAAAGTCCTTGTTTTGTGATTCTATTTATAAAAAAATGAATTATTGGCTATCTGTCTTTATACGGTGCTGCTGACGGCGTAAAATTTGTTGTATATCTAGCATATCGTGTGAAACGCAGCTCGTCCATATATCCTATGAAAAACTGTTGATAAGTTGTATTCAAAATAGCACCAATCAAATTGAATCCGTTACCTGCATACAAACCGCTAGAGTTTGTTTGTGTTGCACCAGCCTGACTGCCGTTTATGAAAATGTAGAAGTTTGATCCAGATCTTACGATCGCAATATGATTCCATGCGTTTGATGTCAACGCTGGCGATGGTGCCGTATAGTTGATAGCCCAAGCAGAACCAGAAACAGATACGAGAAGTTGTAAGGTTCCGCTCGTTGTGATATCAAGTCTAAGTCCAGCGAAAGCTGTTCCGAGCCCGTTAATGAAAAAGATAGTTTTTGTTGCTGCGAACGACGTAGGAAATACCCAACCTTCTATCGTGAAGTTAGAAACGCCAAGATGCAACGCTGGAATGTTGGCTTGCACGCTATTATATGCAGATAAAGCAAGATAATCTGATGAACCATTGAACGTTATTCCCGTTCCACCGAACTTGCTCTGAGTAGTCGATAGTTTAGCTGTGCTGACAGTCGCGATCGACATATTACCAGTTTGATCTATGACTTTACCGTTAGTCGTTTTCAATAAGTAAGAACTCGTTGAAACATCAAGAGGTTGTGTTGGCGGCGTAAAGTTAGTTGTATAAATGGCGCTCTTTGTTATTCTAACGTCACTAACATATCCAGGTAGATATCCTCCAGTTAATACATCACCCAAAACACCAATCGTCATTTGAGCAGATGATCCATAATCAATAGTATCTGTGTATGTTGTTCCTGCTGCTGCGCCGTTAAGATAAAACTTAGTTACGCCACTTGATTTTACAACAGCAACATGATACCATTGATTAGGTATGACAGTATGCGAAATTCTTACAGCACCACCAGCATAAAAACTAAATGTTGATGCAGCAGAAAGATATGTCGTGACCTTTGTTTGCGATGAGCCACCGCCTGATGTTCTAAAATCTACTACGCCAAAACCAGCAGATACGCTATTGAAGTAAACCCAGTATTCTACAGTCCAATCTCCCGTCCCTAAACCAAAGTTGGTTACTGCAACAGGAACTCTTGCATAATCTGTTGTTCCGTTAAAGAATAAACTACCGCCATTATTTGTTGGATTGTATTTTGATGTTGGAGTAAATGGTGAAAATGGTGTTATAGCTGGTGCGCTTACGAAAGCAACAGTATATGCGTTCGTTGAATTATCTTTGAATCTGTTATCTTGGCACGTCAATATTTGCGTCCCGCTAACAGCCGTTAATGGAGAAGTTGAAGGAGTAAAGTTTGATGTATAGACTGCATTTCCTACGACATATCTAACATTAGAAATATGACCTAAGAGTTTATTTCCTTGATCTGCTGTTGAACCAATGTAAATAGCTTTATTGCCGCCATAGCTACCAATGTTTGTGCCAGCAGAAAGTGTAACAGTATTAGAATCTTTTACACCATTGATATAGATTGCTACTTCAGTTCCATTACGAACAAGAGCAAGATGATTCCATGTTCCATTAGTGATAGTTCCTGAGCTAGTCAGGTTTGTATATCCACTGGTAGCACCGCCGTCGACGTTGACTGCTGCAAATACGTTTCTGCCAGCAGTAACATAAAACTGGAACATACCACCAGTTTGATGCGATGTTACAAGACCTTGTATTGATCCTGTAGAATTTATAAACGCCCAACATTCTACCGTAAAGTTTTGTGTGCCGATAAGATAATTAGAGTTCGCTGCAAAACTTAGTATAGACGAACCGTTTAGATACGTAGACCAGTAACCTGCTGGTTCACTGAATGGGCTAAATGTTCCTTGACCAGGATTACCAGAGCGCGTGAGAGATATCGCACCAGAAGTAGGAGTAGGTGTTCCGTTTTGAGTAATCGTATATGCGTTTGCAGAATTGTCAGTGGTAGCACTAGACGACTGACAAACTAAGAATGTTGTATTCGTAATCGCAGTAAGAGCTGAAGTCGGAGGAGTGAAGTTGGTCGTATAAAGAGCAGTTCCTCTTAGAAGACGAACGTTCGAAATCCATCCGCCAAAATATAAGCTAGGCACCTGATTTGCGCCAACTCTAGGAGTTGTAAATGAACCATAAGTTGTTGAGTCTGTTGCGGTAGTTGATTCTGCAACGCCATTGATATACAGTTTTGCTGTTCCACCAGACTCTTTCACAAGAGCAAAGTGATACCACTGATTCGCATTGATTGTTGTATCTCCACCAACAATCGTAGAAGAAGTGTTGATACGACCTTGAAGTTTGCTGCTTACGATTCTAATATCAATAGTTTGAGTTGAGTTATGTAATTTTACGATCGGAATTTCAGCTGATGAAACAACACTAGCATAGAACCATCCTTCTAATGTATAGACATCACTACCAACCGTGACTGTGTTTGGTAATGTTAGATAGTCTGTTGAACCGTTAAAGAATACGCTGTTTGTGCCACTAAACGGAACTTTGTCTGTAGAGTTATCATAGATTAAATTGTTTGTGTCGTTGTTAGCGCCATCAGCGTGAATCAAGAATCCATTGAGATTGAAGTAATCATCGACGCCATCACCATAGTCAGATGGCCATGTGTTTGTTCTAAGATTTCTTTCCAAATCTCTAAGCGACCACACCCCACTAGCAGATGCTACTGTAGGCGTTCTATATGTTCCAGATAAACCGCCTTCTGGTCTAATTCTAGACATTAGCTGATTCTCTCCCAGCTGCAAATAGCATGGAATGCGGAAGCGAATGATGATGACAACTGAATAGAAACGTTCTCAAGCAAATAGAAACCAGTATCTTTACCAACGATCGCAATAACAGATCCAGCAGGAACAGTTACGTTTCTTGCTATGTAGCTGTTTGCGCCACCGTTGTTTAACTGAACATTGATGTTGTATGTGTTAGAAGCATAGTTAGCAACAGATAACGAGTTGATTTTATATACACAACCAGATGACGCTGGATTGGATACGATCGTAGCCATGCTCGTTGATACAGTCTGAGTTGCTGTATTACCAAGAATGTTCGTTACATTGACTATGTTAGGATTAGCCATATTATCCCCCGAATACTATTGCCATTGCAATAGCCTTACCTGTAGAGGCAGCTGTTGTCGCTACAGTGATTGTATCTGTTGACGGATTAGCTGCTAATGAAATACCAGAACCAGCGATGAGCGTGAGTCTATCTGTTGTAGAATCTGCTGAAACGACGTTGGAACCAACAAGAATACCTGAGAAACTGTTAGATGATCCACCACCGCCACCAGTTGCTGCAATAGTGATTGTATCTGTAGATGGATTAGCCGCAAGTGAAATACCCGATCCAGCAACAAATGTTAGACGATCTGATGTTGAGTCTGCTGAAATAACATTAGCGCCTACAAGAATGCCCGAAAACGCATTCGATGAACTTCCGCCACCTGCTAGGAGATTAGTTCCTGCTCCGCCAACACAAACTGAAAGATCAATATACGCACCACGGGCACTTCCGCCTTGTTCAAAGAATCTTATTTTATTTTGATAGGCATCAATTGTTACGCCACCATCAAGAGTTCCATTTGGTGGTTTAGTTAATTTGATCTCACCGCCTTCATCGCCGCTTGCGTTTGTTGAAACAAGTTCTGAACCGCTAACAATACCACTAGCAGTCATGTTTCCTGTAGCAGTAATTGAACCGCCTACTGTTTCGTTACCAGAGATAGCAGAGTTACCAGATACAGCAAGATTAGTTGAGATGGTTGCGCGACCCGTATGCGCGAGCACGCCTGAAGTCGTTGGTGATGCTTTAGTTGCATATGTTGCAGAAGCATTAGCAACTTGTAATCTATCGTTGATCAGTATTCTCAACGCAGTATTGGTTCCAGTGAGACCTGTCCAAGATGCGCGAGTTGCTATGTAGGCGTTTGTGTTTGCTAGTGCTGCACGTTCAACTGTTTTCGTTTGATACGTTGCAACAGCATTAGCAACTTGCAATCTATCACTGATAAGTGTGCGAAGTGCTGTATTCGTTCCAGTCAAGTTTGTGTTGACTAGAGTGATACGAGAGTTAGTATTAGCCCATATGCTGTTGAACGAAGTCGTGCTAACTTTCGTTGCGATGTATGCGTTGGTGTTTGCTAACTGAGAACGAATATAAGCATTCGTATTTGCAAGTGTAGAGTTAACATATGTGTTCTGAGCAAACGTTGTGCGGATATCTGTTCCGTTTAACTTCAAGAATCCAGTAACAGATGTGTTACCAGCAACAGTGTTGGCTACAACTCTAAGATTTCTAGCAGCTGTAATGTTTTGAGCAGCAAATGGTGCTAATCTAAATGTTGCGTGAGCTGTATTGATATAGACGTTTGCGTCTGGTTCTGGCTGATAGTTCTCGAATACTTTCCATGTGCCAGCGTCAGAAGCGTCACGGAAGAAACCAGTATGATGATACGTTCCGTCGTTATAGTTACCAGCGAAACCAAGATCAGGATTGTCTGTGATGTTACCACTGTTCAGGTAAATCATATTATCGCCAAGAACTAGGTTGTTGGCTGTATATGTCTGAACACCACCCGTTACGAATAGTTTTCCTTCAATGCTTACGTTAGCACTGAATGTTGTAAGAGGTGTTACTGTTTGTGGTGTTGTTCCTGTTTTCTTTAGGAAATTTGTATTGACGTTGGCTACTTGATAACGATCAGCGATAAGCAAACGAGCAGTTGTATTCGCAATGAACGTTGATGTAACATATCCATTTGTAGCAAGCGTTTCTCCGCCAACCTGAAGAGTGCCTCCAGTTGAACTTAGATCGGTTGTTCCGAGCGAAATAGTATTTCCACTGATGTATAGAGTTTTGAATCTACGAGTAGGTGATCCAAGATTGTAAGTGATATCAGAAGCTGGAATGATATCACGAGTTTGAATCGTAGTAGAAACTGAATTCGTGATCTTAGTTGCGATATATGCGTTAGTGTTAGCCAATGCAGAGTTGAACGTAGTCGTATTGACTTTAGTTACGATATATGCGTTAGTGTTAGCCAACTGAAACTTGATCCAGCTGTTCGTATTAGCCAATGCAGAGTTGAACGTAGTCGTGTTGACTTTAGTTGAAATGTAAGCATTGGTATTCGCTAGAACCGCATTAAACGTAGACGCGTCGACTTTTGTCGCTGTAAACGCATTAGTATTAGCAAGCAAAGAATTGACATAACTGTTAGCCGCAGCGTATGCTTTAGTCGCAAATCTAGAATCAGCATTAGCAACTTGTAGATAAGCAGGAAAACGTGCGTTTGTATTAGCCAATGCTGCTCGTTCAACAGCTTTTGTTTGATACGTTGCAACTGCATTCGCTACTTGTAGTAGATCAGCAAGCGAATCCCAATAGGTTTGATTTCCGTTCGTCTTAAGAACATATCCAGGCGTGCCGAATGTATTATTGGCTCTTAACCCTACGATGGTTGTGTTACCAGTAACAGAAAGATTCTGACTGATAGCTACACGACCAGTATGATTTAACAGTCCACTTGTTGACGGATTTGACGCATTAGTTTTCGTAGCAATGTATGCGTTCGTATTCGCAAGAACTGTATTGAACGTAGATGTGTTTACTTTAGTTGCAATGTAAGAATTCGTATTAGCCAACGCACTGTTGAATGTAGTTGTGTTGAGCTTTGTTGCGATATACGAATTCGTATTGGCTAGCAACGTGTTCACATAGCTGTTTGCTGCTGCGTATGCTTTTGTTGCGTATGCAGATAAATTAGCTGCACCACCGCCGCCAGCTGCTGCAACAGCTGCAATGTAAGCATTAGTGTTAGCTAGAGCTGCACGTTCTTGAGTTCTAACATACTCGATCGCGAAGTTAGTATTCGCAAGAGCATCGTTGAAATCAATTTGACTTACTCTAGTCGTGATGTATGCGTTAGTGTTAGCCAACGCAGAGTTGAATGTAGTTGTATCAAGTTTCGTCGCAATATAAGCATTTGTGTTGGCTAGATATGCTTTCGTATTAGCAACAGATATCTTAGTGCCAATTAAACTGGTGATCGTTGTAGAGAAGTTTGCATCGTTGGCTAATGCAGCAGCAAGCTCATTGAGTGTATCAAGAGTTCCTGGCGCTGAGTTTACGATACCTGCTACCTTCGTATCGACATAGTTTCTGATAGCAGTATTAGTCGAAGTCAGCGATGACCAAGTTGCTCTTGTATTGATATACGAGTTGGTGTTTGCAAGAGCACTATTGAATGTCGTTGTGTTGACTTTAGTTGCAATGTAAGCGTTTGTGTTGGCTATTGCAGAATTGAATGTTGTTGTGTTTAGTTTCGTAGCAATGTATGCGTTAGTGTTAGCCAAATATGCTTTTGTGTTCGACACCTGCATATACGACTTAGCATTAGCCACAGAAATCTTTTGACTGATCAGTGAACGAGCTGTAGTGTTTCCAATGAACGTAGAAGTTACATACGCATTAGATGATACTGGCTTATTGTTGATAAGCAGATTCGTTTTGCTGACGGAAAGTTTAGTTGTTCCGAGATAGATCGAACTATTTGAAAGCCAAATATCTTTGTATCGTGCTGTGTTTGAACCAAGACTATATGTGACGTCAGATGTAGGGATGAGCGCACGTGTAGCAACAGTCGTAGTGAAAGTGTTAGTTAATCCACCTCCACCACCGCCTCCACCAGATACTGTGTTAGCTTGCCACTTACCAAGTGATGCGCTCCACACGAGAGCTTGTCCGTCACTTGGTGCTTTGACTGTGTTGTAATCTACGTCGTCAAGGCGATGAAGTAATACTTCACCAGAACCAGATGATCCACCACCAGTAGCAGCATTGAAAGCTATTTTAGAAACGCGACGATCAATGTCTTGTGTGAACTGTTCTAGTTTCTTTTCTAACTTAGTTACATCTGCGTCAGAGCCAGGATCACCTTTGTCACCCTTATCACCCTTCGGTCCTTGTGGTCCTACCGCTCCGTCTTTTCCGTCTTTGCCATCTCTGCCAGGAACGCCTTGAGGACCTCTCTCTCCTGTTTCACCTTTTGCTCCATCACGGCCGTCGCGTCCATTGGTTCCGTCAATACCTGACGGTCCTTGTTCACCGCGCTCTCCTGGCTCCCCTCGTTCACCAGAAATTCCTTGTGGACCTTGTTCTCCTCGTTCACCTTGATCTCCTTTATCACCTTTAGGACCAATGTCTCCGCGATCACCCTTATCACCACGAGGTCCGCGTTCGCCGTCTTTACCTGCTGGACCAGTTAGACCTGTATCACCACGAGGACCAGGAGGACCAGCTTCGCCTGGATCACCTTTGTCTCCCTTATCACCCTTAGTTCCAGACGAACCATTATCACCAATAACTCTACCGAGATTGGCTAAACTACCGTCACTGAACTGTAGAGTAAGATCGCCTTCAAATATACGTGCGTCAACGATGCTACGACCGTCGCGCCCATTCTTTACTTGTATGGAATTGATTTGCTCGATTAGCTGAGAGCGAGCTTCCTCAATCTCAGCTTTTGCGAGCTTAGTGGCAACAGAAAGAAGCTTTGCCTTTTCTAACTCGTCCATAATCAATCATCATCCCTGATCTCAATCTCTTCAATGTTAGAAAGATCTTCTTTAGAAACTTCCTCAATAGCACGGGTCATTCGTTCAATAAGTTTCTTATCTTCTTCACTCAATGGTCTTGGTCTAAATGGAACGAGCTCTTCTTTAGTTACTTTCTTTGCGCCAGGAACCTCATGCTTGACTTTGATTTCAAGTTTCTGTGGCGTTGATTTTTCTTTTTGAGCTTGCTGTGCTTGATTATTAGCAGCTTTCTGTTCAGCGTCTTGCTGCATCTGTTGCTGCTGCATCTGCTGATCATTTACTTCTGCTTCTGCAGCTGCTTGGATCTCGCCTTCAGCAGCCATCTGTTTATCAATCTCTTTCATTTCTTCTTCGTTTTGACGAAGAATGTTACGACGAATCCATTCTACTGAGTAATACTTACCAGCATACGCATCAACTACGCCAAGAACAGCAAGACGATTATTCATCATGTCCTGTTCTTTGATTTCAGCATAATAGTTATCGCGCTGGAAATCATACTTGATATCGTTTTTGAATTCTTTCCACTCTTCGCGCGTCATTACGCCTTTGAGAAGAAGCTGAATTTCTAAAAGCTGATCAAACAGATGCGTGAAACGATCGCGTAGGCGTTCAATGAACTTAGCGAACTTGATTTCGTCACGATTGATTTCACCAGAACGACCTAGTGAAAACTGACCTTCTGGTTCAAGACGTGAAATAGGAACAGATAAAGCCTTGTAGAGTTTCTTGCGGAAGTAGTCAACGTCTTCCATCTGTCCAAGATTTTCACCGCCAGGAAGCGTGGTGATTTCCGTTCCGCGACCACCTTCACGACGAGGAAGCCAATAGTCTTCCAACATGGTCATGAACTTACGAGCGTCCTTGACTGCACCAGTATCCGCATCGTAAACAAGACGGTTCTTATGACGAACCATCATGTCACGAACATACTGTTCTGCTTTAGCCTTAGGCAAGTTACCAACGTCAATGTAGAAAATTCTACGCTCAGGCGCGCGAGCGAGACGGTAGATAACTACAGCGTCTTCCAGCATACGCAGCTGATTGAGTGGTTTGATTGCTTTATGGAGATGTGAAAGAACCATACGGTTACGAGCGTCCAGCAAACCGCTGTGAACGTAGCAGATAGCATCCTTAGAAATTTTGACGCCTTGCGTCATAGTTCCCTGGGTCATACCTGCTAGATTGTAGAGATAGTATTCTTCGTATGCTGGCGCGATCAGCTTTGAGTTCTGACCAACGATAGGCGTGCGCTTGATTGGTTGACGCACCTTACGAATACGACGTGGATCAATGTAACGAAGCTCTTGAATACCTTTACGAGGACTGGCTATGTCGATCATGATGTGATAGAACAAACGACCATCAATATACCAACGACGGAAAATTTCGTATGACATGTTATTGAAATCTAATAGTTTCAAAATTTCGTCAAACTCTTCCTGAATGCGTTTTTTCACGCTTTCTGGTTGATTAAGTTTTTCGAGATTGAGTGTTACTGGATCGTCTTGCTGATCAGTAATAATAGATTCATTTACAACGTCATCAATTGCAGACTCGCACTCAGGATACATTGACATTTCTCTGTATCGAGTAACGAGTTCTGCTTCGTTTTTAGCCGCACCCTCAAGATCGACATACGTTCCGTATGCGCCACCAGGCGCTACTTCAAGTGCGCCATCTACGTTTGGGGGAGGAGCAAACGAAGGAACTTGGACTGCTAGTTTTTCGTCCGCTCCTTCGTCTTTCCCAATACGGAATCCAAATAATTCGACCGCCATTTATTTTCCTTCAAGAACTGTATGATATATTTAGGCGATCAAATTAGGTATCGATCACCCTACCGTTAACGTCAGCGTCAACAGTCCAGTAATCGTAGGCAAACTCTACAGTGAATTCTTCGATAGCATCAGTAGTTTCCCAATTCAGTTCAATGTTACCAACGTTGACTGGGAAGATGTTTACGAAAGTATACTGGCGAGTTGGAATAGCAGCATCACCTAGTGTTGTGCCGCCAGCGAATACGCCAGTCTTTGCGTAATGACGAACTGTAGCAGTCGTGCGATATGAAGCAAGACCCTGCTCTGTAATTACTGAAGCGTCACGAAGGTTGTTTTCGTGTGAGTTGATGTATGAGCTCCAGAGTTCGAATGCGTTACGAACTAGGAAATCTTCATCGTTTAGAACTGTTACCTGCCAGTTTTCGAACGTGCGATTACCAGCCATTTTTACTTTACGACCGAAATATGGAACTTCAATCTGACTGATTGTAGACGTTGGAATCGAAGTTGCCTTACATACGAACGTGAACTGTTGTTCGGCTGTTG